CATAATATGCACCACCATTTGGGATACCATCACAATCACATATACCAGTATTTGGTAAATTAGAGCCACCACAAATACCACATTCATCAAGTACAGTATCACCAAAACAAGTTCCTGTACAATCCATCCAACTTATAGAACCTGGAGATCCACAATCTGTAAGATTCCAATCCAATACATTACACTCATAAACTCCACCATCACATACACCACATTGATCTAAAGTTAAGTATTCTTCTCGACTAGTGCTAGAAGTTGAAGTAGGCATTTGAGTTTGTACATTTTGTATATGTCTATTTATATCAGGTTGAATGTGAGCATAAACATCTGTAACTAGATTTAAATTAGTATTTTTATTAGAAGTATCATAATCTATTTGAATACCTTGTCGATTTAAAGATTTAGTTATAGTTTCAAAAAGTTCTTGTCTTTGTACAGCTTTTCTTCTTTTTTCTGCTTTTTGACTATCTTTAACTTGTCTATAATATTTTCTTCTTTTCATAATTTTCTCTACTTACACACCAGCACATAAAGGACTATCCGGATATTGAATACAAAATTCCTCAGTTCCTAAAATATAATTAACCAAACTAACAACATCTGAAACATTAACCATACCATCAGGCATTACATCCCCCGCATTATAACATTGTCCATTCCAAAAATACTGACCATCTGGACAAAGTGGATTTCCCGTATCATCTTCATCCATATCAACTCCAGGAAGAAGTCCTGTACAACATTGTGTCTGTCCTGCACTTGAAGATCCTTCTGGTATATATGATTCTAAATTAGGTCCTTGACATACTCCCGCACAATCCAATTCAGCTCCACTAAAACAAACACAATCACAACCGAATGCACTATTCTCATCTTGCCAATTACAATTTCCTTCACCACTCGTACATACTAAATTATCCATTGCAGATGTACCACCATCACATAAACTTCCTGTAGATTCAACACAAATTCCACAATTATCTAAATATGAACTTCCACCAGGAACTCCATTACAATCTTGGTCTGTGAATTGACAATAAATATCACTACAATAAACTAATCCTGTATTTTCACTTTCTTCATAAGGTATCAATGTTTCACAATTAACATCATAATTAAAAGAAGAATCATCACTACACCCATAATAATTAACACCATCAAAATTTTCAATTTGACTTGTACATATTTTACCTTCAGATGTTTCACCTGATGTAGTTACTTCTAATAATCTATCCCCTAATGTATATATTTTTATACTAGAATAATCTAAACATATATTAAAACCATCTTCTATAAATTCTGATATATTATTTGGATAAAATTCATTTAAAACTAAACTTATATTAATTACTTCGTTAGGTAAAAATGCAGCTCCCTCATCAAAAGATTGTATTATTATTTTAGTTACATCGGAATTAGAACCTGGTTCCGTTGTATCAGTTGTGATGTTAAAATCTTCAGAGTTAATTGTTGCATTTGTAACATTTGAAAATATATCAAATTCTATTTCTTGTATATAATTTTCAGGACTTTGAATTTGTAAATATATAGTTGCATTATTTAATGTGTAATCTGCATAAGGTAATTCTGGAGGATCAGATGGTGAAATTTGACTGAAGCCCACTACATCAAATACAACTTGAGCAAATATAGTTTCAAATGGACAATCTGTAGAACAGCTTGAATTGTCTCCATTACAGACACCACATTGATCTATGTTACCCTGTAAACAACAAACTCCATATTTATCATAACGAGAAAAATAATTATAATTATATGCATAATTTTCCATTCCATCATCAGATAATTGTAAATCATAAAAACAATTTCCATTACAATCAACAACTCCAACACAATCATTATAATTTTGTTTAAAATAATTGACTTCTATACAAGGTACACTACAATTTTGAGAACATATTAATTCATTTCTATCTACAGATTCTGGATGTCCAGGAATAAATTGATCAAAAAATAATCCTTCAGAATTAAAATCATTTATTAAATCTTGCATTTCTGTTTCTAATTCATAACCCAACACAGGGTCATATTTATAATATTCTCTCATATCATCAGGACAAACTAAGAATGTATATGGTTCATCCAAATTACTACATAATTTTTTTGTTAAATTAAACGTTCTACCAGATCCTTGTTGTATTACATTAAAGTCTTTATCCATATCAGAATACCAAGTTAAAACATCATATGGTTCATTACAAAAATTACCAGCACAACCATCTCTCAATAATTCTCTCGGACATTCTGTTTCTACATTGAAAGTTGGATTATAATCAGCATCATCTGGATCATCACTTCCACAATTTGAAACATCACAATCATCACCTATACAACAACATGGTTCACCATCTCGTTTACCACCATCACAAACACCATTAAGACACCAAGTTGTTCCTGTATCTGGTGATTTTGCTATATTATTGTATATTCCACCATAACAAACATCACTACTATTCCAACACTCTTCTAAAGTTCCATCAGTACTACATTTTGAAATAAAAGTAGAGTTTTCATCTATTCTTGAATTTCTTTCATGAGTTGAAGAGCCACCTGTACAAATACCACTAATATCATAATAACCATCATAATTGATAGATACATGATAATCATATGCCTCCCATGGATCTAATCCTCCAGATTGATTTCGACCTGTCTTCAGTCTGTAACCTCTACCAGGTTTTAATTGTGTCAATGTTCCTAACCAAGTGTCATAACTATTATCATCATTTGTATCTACATGTGTTATTAATTCTGTTTCGTATTCTATGATATCTATCATATCACCTATTATTCCATCAACTACTTGATAGTAACTATTTTGTATAGAATCTTCACTAAAACCTTTTATTGTACTAAATGTTTCATATAAATGATCTTTACATTGACAAGAAAAACCAACATCTACGGCATTTAAACCGGCTACATTACCAACTGAAACATCTTCATACCACACAGGAATACTATCATCAGGTCCATATATTGGAAGATTTATAGTGTCATCCTTATATGGAAATGCGTTATTAAAACTACCAACAACAGTTCCAAATATATCTAACTCAAATAAATTTTCTGAGCTACCTGGACACCAATAAAAAGACGGCATAGAAGGTGGGCTTGTTCCAGGAATTAGTAAACTAACCCAAAGTGCTGGATTCCCATCCCAAAATCCACCTTGACACACTGGTGAAGATGGATCTCCAACAGGTTCTGCATTTGAAGTTTCACATTTAACTTTTGGTCTATTATTTTGACTATCCCAAAAAACATTTTTATAACCTTGAGATATTGCATGATCACCTGCCTGTTCATAACTGGCATAATATGAACTATTTTGACAATCAGCATCAGAATGACATGCATGTGGATAACTAAAATGATTTGAATCTGCAGATTGTTCATCATCCCAATAATATGCTAATTCACCAGTATCTTCTAATACACACTTATTTCCCTTGAAACAATAATATGCATTTATGTCAGGTGTTCCAGACTCATCAACATAATTTGTACAAATATCAACATTGTATGAAGCACTAGCTATCCATCTTGAATAAGCTAAATCATTTTCTCCTTCTCCACCCATCCAATTATCATCACCATTTTCATAACAAGGACCTCCACCACATGAGTTATCTAAAGCAACTTGGTCACCTGATTGTAAAAATCCGTAAGTATATATTTTTCTGACCCATGGATATTTACGAGATGATACTATAGCATCATACCTTCTCCTATCAAAAGAATCAGAATTTAAATTTATTTCCCAACCATAATATTCATCACCAACATTTATAATTTTAGGAGGATTAGATGTATCTCCTAAATCAGTCTGATAGTGGTATGCAGTACCACCTGGAGTAATAATGGGTGATATTCTATTCAAACCTCTATGTAATTCTATTTTTTGTAGTTGACTTTTACCACCAAGTTTAGCAAAGAAAGAATCTTTTATAAAATTAGCTTCAATAGTTTGTTGTGATAGATTACAATAATATTCCCATACATTTTCTTGATTAAATTCAACACCCTCACCACTTGGATCTAAAGTAGGACTTGGCCAAAATAAGTTTTCTGTATTAGAAGCTTCATTACAAACTCTTCGAGAGTGAACAAAAGTATTTGAATATATCATATAATCCCAATTAGAATCAATATAATTTTGAATTTTATCAGAATTTAAATTATATTCAATAATTTCATTACTTTCATTAAAAAATACAATATCAGATAAATTTACATTTAAAGTAATTAAATTTTCTATTGGTAAGTTTAGTATTATACTCTGACCAGATACTAATGTATTTGATAATATTGCATCAACTGTAACAATTGATGGTGTAGTATCATTATTATTATTTATTTCAAATGAATCAAATAAAGATAAAAAATCATTTTCAAATCCAGATGTTTCAAAACTTTCATAAAGTTGAATTTTATTTATTTTAAATGAAAACTTTTTAATATTTGAAGAATTACATCGTATTTCAATTCCCATTGTTGGAACTACTTTAGATGTTTTATTATTTTCGTTATCATAATAACCTACATCATTATCTGTCTGACCTTGTTGGAAAATCCAAGCCATATTGGGGTTTAAATTAGATTCTAAATCAGCCCAATTAAAATATTTTTTAATAAATCCTACATCAACTGGATAAATTGGATATTGACAATTTGTAGTTTTATTAGTTGTACCATCACTCATAACATTTCTAAAACCTTTACCGGAAACTGTAATTTCTTCATCATCTACAATAATTGTAGTAGACTGATCTTTTGACATGTTACATACAAATTCATGTTGTGTATCACAATATTCACAATCACATATTGGATTATCACAAGTACACGCTAAATAATCGTTACAACCTTTTTCTGCAAAATCATCAGAACCTAAATAAGTTGGATATTCACAAGTTCCCATATCAAATAAAGCACAAGAATCATAATTTGAAGCTAAAGGATTTGTACAACCTAAATTTTCATACTGACCATCCCCATCTGAATCCTCTAAAATTAATGACCCATCGTATGTAAATGTTACTTGCCCAACATCTATTATATTTTCAAATATATTTTCAGGTTGAATAGGTGCATCAGCTATTAATAAAGCTTTATTATTATCAATTTCAGTTCTTAATCTCAATATCATATTAAAAGATGATAAGTCACTTGATACCTGGTCTACAATAGAAAAACTATTAAAACTACCATTTATAGCAGGATTATCATCTACATGAACCATATAAGAATAACCTTGATAATTTACACTTAAAATATCTAATGAAGAGTTATGTGATTCTATAGGAATAATAGTTTCCCCATCAGAATCTATTTTTCTAATAGTATAACTTCCATTTATAGCTATTACATTACCAGCTGACATTGTTATTATCCATTTTTATATATTCCATACTATTTTACCACTCTTTGCTGACTTAAATATTATTCCCATTCCCGGTTGAACATATTCCATATTCAAACCCTCACTACTAACTGAAACCCATTGATTATCCATATAAGTTGCAGTATAAACTTTACCTTCAAAAAATGAAATAATTATATCATCTTCTGTAAATCCTCCTGAAAACTGATCTCCATCAGCAGTAAAGGATACATTCAAAGCATCCCATAAACTTACATCATTAATACTAAATTCAAATGGAAAACTTATAGAATTAAATCCTTCATAAATAGGAATTTCTTCTATAGAATAAGCTTTACCACTTCCCCTTAATAAATATTTGTAATCACAATCCTGTTCATATTTACAGCTACCATCATCATAAAAAGCTAAAGGATTATAATTAACTGCCAAAGTATCAGTACATCCAGAATCTAATGTTATTGATAATATTGAAAAATTAACTACATTAGATTCGGTAGTTTTTATTATCCCAAAGTCCGTTGTATCATTAAAAAATGCACTTACTTCATAATCACCAATTAATTCATTTCTATTTAATCTTGATATATCCCATTCATAATAATTTTCTGATGTTTCAAATGTGTGTACTATGTTACCTGTATATTTATCTTTTATTAAAAATCTAACAAAACTATCATTATTACTCACTCCAAATTTAGAAATAATATCAGGAGTTATTTTAAAATTAAAATTTATTTTATCCGTTTCGTCAACACTAAAAACTTTTTCATTATAAGGATAGTAAATATTTATAAATGTTAAATAATTAGATTCTTCATTAGAAGGAACTATAACATTACCATTATTAATCAATGTGTATTTAGTACAATGAGATTCAACTGAACCAGCTGGTTGACAAGTCACTTCAGGATAATCTCCCGGATTAATTGTTTCGAGATCAAAATTGACAATATGACATGGTACACCGACATCACCAGCTTCGTCATTACAAAATGTACTTGATATTTCTTGCATATCAGATGATGGGTTGAAGTCGGCTAGTTGATAATCACAAAATAAATTTGGTGAATAAGAATCATCTTTACCATAAACTTTTCCTATTCTATTAATTGGTCCAGCTGATGTATCAATTTCTTCACATATTCTACTATCCATCCATGCAAATCTATCTAATATATATTTTTTAATTTTATTTATATCAAATTCATAATCTAATCTACCAGATTGATACCACCTAGATAAATCTCTTTCAACAGCGTCATTTCTAATAAAAGATAAAGCTATATCATTAACTCTATCAATCATTTTATTAGGATTTAACAAATCACTCTTAAACAATTGCCATCTATTATAAACAGCTTTTTGAAATATTTCACTTTCTCTTAACTTCTTCCAAAATTCTGGTATAGCAAAAAATGTTTCTAATGCCCATCCTTCCGTATATTCTACAGTAGCTGCATAAGCATGATTCATATCCCACACTGGTCCCATATAAAACTTATTATCATCGTAACCATCAGGTGAAAAATTACCATAATTATACCAATATTGACTTCTTGTAAATCCCTCATTGTTTCTAGCTAATTCTTGTACTATAAAATAGTCAGCAAAAGAATCTAAATCAAGAAGACTACTTAGAGTTTCAAAATCAGGTGTAAAGTTTACACCAACAGCTCTTTCCAAATCAAGAACATCTTTTTGAATTTTATCAGATATAGGTACATCTGATGGTACAAATGGATTTGGTTGAGGGTCATAATATTCAAATTTTGTATAACCATCATTACTTACAAAATAATTTTGTTCACCGGCAGATTCTACTTTAATCATATATCCACCATCAAGGTTGTCTTCAATATTTATATCAACAGGTATTCTGTATTGATCTAATTTAATTCTTTCCATCATAACATATAAACCCATATAAGAACCATTTAAAATAAATTCAACAAATTTAGTATCTGAAGCATAATGACCCATACCCTCCCAAAGTCTATATGTAAATGCATTCCTCATATAAGTTCTATCTCTATAAGGACCTAATAAAACAAAATCATTTTCATTACTAAAGGCACATTCATATTCATAATCAATACCATATAATGGATTAAATCCAGAACAAAATAAATTGTAATCTTTATTTCTATTTTTACATTGTGGAGTTCCATCCAATTGTGTTTCTATTGCATATTGTTTTTTTGCAAAACCACGAGATGAATAACCCCTAACCTCAATACCTATTCTAGTAGAAATTTGTGGATTATCATCAATTGAAACTATGGAATTTTCAGATTTATAAATAATGTCCATTTTTCCTGTTACTTTAGGTTCATCCCAAATATTAAACCCATCCGAACAATCTATATTACAAAATAATTCACATTCTTCTTTTGTTTCAAAATATCCACTACCTTCTTCTATTTCATTTTCTAAAGTTGAACAAAAATCATAAATAGTGTATCCAGGTTCAAAATAACCCTCATCAAATAATTGTCTTTCTTCACCTTCACTATCATTAATTAATCCTGTAATTGGATCTGCAAAACCTGGACAATACCATGGTTTATTTAGTAATGGATTATCATCATCAATAATTCCAAAATCATTATAATCTTCCGTGTTAATTTTTATTATTGGTAAATTAGATTCAGTTAAAGTATCAACATAATTATTAAAATAATATGAATGGGATTGATTCAA